GCCCTGTCTAGCATCTCCTCAATTCGTTTTCCAAATAATCAGACATATGTTGTATTAATGTCCGTTCCAGTTGTGTAGTCTTTGTTTCTGGTCGATACCTTCTACGTTCGCTGTCGCCAAGAGACAAATTACCTTTGCAGAATGTTTTGATACATTCCATTTCACCTGTTGTTATGTCAAAAGACATCATTAGTTCAGTGACAATGTAATCATCAATTTTAGGTCCATTACTAGTATGATCTATTAGTTCTGGATAAATTGGATTTATTTCGCTTAGCAGACTCATCGAGGCTTTAGTTCTAGAACCTCTCATCAAATACTCAGCAAAATCCTTATACATTGGTATCTCACCATAAATCTTTTTGTACATGTAACCAAGTGAATGGTAATATGTGTCTTTACAATGCTTGAACTTTGTCTTCCGGAACACTGACATGTTGTTCATAATTCTTCTAATATCTTGAAAATACATGAAATCACCTGCATGGTTTATTTGCAAGAAACGTCCACTGCAAAAATCAGCTGTCCAATGATCTTTTCGGACAAATAATTTTGCATCAAATCCAAATTTCGAAAAACTATTAACATAAGTAGTCATACCAGTCGGCAATTTTAACAAATTATCATCTCCATCAACTATAAAGTTGTAATTGAACGTGTTGTTTTCAATCTCAAAGTACCTACAAGCAACAAACATCAGGATTGAATTAAACAACCCAGTGTCCATGTCCCCGGAACCTCTCATAGAGTAAAAACTGAATCTGCAACCATTGGCTGTATAACCTGCTTTAGACATCTTAGCCCAGAACAATTTTTCAACTATCCTGTACTCATCGTCATTAAGTAGGTATCTCCAAAGTTGCAATTCAATATCCACTAACAATTCTAACCTTTGTGATGCTTCAAACTTACTACAATCACCTTCCAATATCCACTGCCCATGAATTAGATCTTTAAAACACTCTCCTCTTTGTAAGTAATTCTTACCTTTAGCAAATTGTGGTATGTTCATTATTGCATGTTCTAAAGGCAACGTGAACTTACTATAAGCTAAATTGAACCTGGGATCACGATTTATGATCATCCTAGGTGGTTTCAACTCATCGTAAAGTTCATTCTTAATGAATGCTCCACATTTGTTGTGTTTATTGATTCTAAATCCGGTGTCAGCAATCTTCCTTACGGCATCAAAGTATCGTTTTTTCATGCCACCCGTCCTACCCTCAAAGAATTCAGTTATTGTTTGAACTCCTTTGAAATGTGGTTTAATCTTTAAAGCCAAATCTAGTACAATTTGTTTTAACAATACCTTGTCATAACTTAAATTGAATGGTAATTGCTTTAAGTATCTGTTTCGTAAACCAACAAATTCATTATGACAGCAATTCGACATTATAAATTTCTCTTGAAAAATACATTTCGGTACTTCATAGATATATT